AGTAATATGCATCGTTGTAGCATCTTGGTTAGATGACCCTTCAATCAAGTCAGCAGCAAAGGTGTTTTCAAAATATGAATCTTTGATATCCTGTTGCTTCTTTTCTTTAGCGATACGACGCAGAAATGCCCAGTAGGAAATCTGTGTGAAATACGCAAACGCATTTGGATTACCTGTGCGAGTAGCAGCGTCAATATTATAATTGCGAATTGCTTTCAAACAGTTTTCAATAGCATCCATAACCATCTCATCTCTATATGAGTATGAAATAAAGTTTGGTCTATGCGATAGCCCTTCGGCAATCTGCTGAAATCCCTGTGCAATATAATTAGGAACTACAGGTAATCTCTCACCTTTTCTTTCGCATTTATTACATTCTTCCACATACTTGAAAATAGCTTTGGAGAATTCTTTATTATTAATGTAGTTCTCTGACTTTTTGCGTGCCATAAAAATACCTTTAGTTGTCATAATATAACGAATAGTATACTAAAAAAATATATATCTGTCAAGTTATTTTTTTGCTTGACAAATACCAAATCTTAGTATATAATAAGTTTACTTAGTCGGGGCGGGGAGATATACCATACTAATGAAATGTAGGAGTATCTTCATCAGTCTCAATATTTATCTGGGCATATTCTTCTTTTGTATCTTCTTCTTCTAACATACTTTCAATAAGTTGTCTTCTGTATTCAACATAATTTTCTGATACAATATCTTCTGGTGTAGAAACAGAAACAATAGATGTCCCTGATAAGGTCATTACCTTAGAGTAATCTGCACCAAACATCCATTTGGTCAGGAATAAGGATTGTTTGATCGTGTTGTATCTGATTTCTAAAGGGACTTCTATTATGAAGTAGTGATCATCTGTCCGGACAACCGTTGTAACAATCTCTTCACCAGTAATCAGTTTGAATACACGGGGTCTTTCATCCTCAAATGCTTCACCATAATCTTCAAGTTCCGCCATAACCATTATCCTTCAATAACTTTTCATAGTATCGTTTTATCATACTATCCTTTAGTCCTTCATCTATATATCCTCTTGCTAAGAGAAAGTTTATATGATCAGTTGCTTGCTGCTTGAGTTCTTTTTTGTTTACAGTTGTCAAAATGATACCTCGTCATAGCGTTTTTGCCACCAGTTTTTTGACAATAAGGGCAAGTCTTTACACCCCTTCCCCTTGCCATTTCACTCATTTTTCTCCTGGATTCGGCCGAATGCTTACTACCCTTCTTGGCATCACTAATCTTTATCTTAGTTTCCTCAGAAAGATTCCGACCCTTGAATGCCTCACTCATTTTTCTTATATGCTCTTCAGACTTCGGCTTACCCTTGAGCGCATCACTCATTTTTCTCTTGGCTTCTTCTGAGTGTTTCTTACCCTTCCTAACTTCACTCATTTTTCTCTTGGTTTGTTCTGAGAACTTTTTACCTTTCAAGGCTTCACTTATTTTTTTTCGGGTCTCAGAAGAGGGTTTGAACCCACTCATACCTTCACCACCAGCAGTCATATTGTAGTGGGGGCTTAGTTCAGAGATATATCTGATTTCTGCTTCATTCAAGTCATCTTCACTATTGAATCCAGACTCTAACTCTGTTATAGTAAATGCCTCTGTGCCATACTTTCGTATTGCTCTATGTAGATGAGTCTGGCTCTTTGCGTTAGCGTTATATGCATGGCGTTGAAATCTTTCTTCAATAGTCTTGGTCGTCTTGCCGATATAGATTTTACCGTTGACGGTATTAGTAATCTGATAAATATACATATGCTGGAAATCTCCCTTTGTATTTCTAGGGTAGGCGGGTGCTGGTAACACCGTGGTCTACACTATTATTTATACATATCTACATTTTGATTTCGTGTATCTCGTATGAGAAATCTTCCTTGCGATAGATTTTAATTCTTTCCAGACCATGTAAGAGTGTATAGTTCTTCTTATGCTTCCAATGAAGATCATCCATTAAATCATAAAGTGTAGTTGCTCTACCATCTTCAGACTTTCTAAGACCACGACCAATAGATTGTAGAACCTTTACCTGTGACTTAGATGGTGATGCAAAAATAATATTATGAAGATTGCGAATATTTACACCTGTGCTAAATGTTCCTAATGATGCCACAATAATAGCATCGGTTTCTTTTTCAACGATACCTCTTATTTCTTCTCGGGCCTCGCCGTCTACTTCGCCTGATACATAGAATACTTTTCTCCCGGTTCCTACTACTTTGTTTTGAATAAGTTCATATAGAGGTTTGCCGTGTTTATCTACATATTGGAATAATACAAGAGTATTTCCTTTTTGAGATACCGCCAAGTTAGTAATCAGTCTATTACGTTTGATATTACCTACTATATATTCGACTTCATAATGGTAATCTTTTGAACCTACAATATCTTTAGAGACCTCAGTCGGATACTTCAAAGCAAGTATATTGATTTTTAGTTCAGCAAGTGTATCTTCATCCATAAGTTTTCTTGTTGTGGTAACTTTACGAACACGACCAAAAAGTCCCTCAAGTATGAGGCGATGACACTGTGTTCCATCTAATGTTCCTGTAGTGCCAATACGAAACTCTGCTTCCCTAGACTTGCTCATCAGACCAGATAATGATTTTGCTTTGAAGTTATGCACTTCATCACCAAAGATACAACCAAATTGTTCAAACCAAGTGCTAGGCAGTTTATAGATTGACTGCCATGTAGAAATGAATACACGTTGCTTGATATCGTGCTTAGGCATACCAGAATAAATTCTATGACAGACTTCACCTGCTTCTAACCCATAGTTTTCAAAGTCAGAGAACATCTGTTGAACAAGACCAGTAGTAGGAACAACAATAAGAATGCGTTTGTTATAATGTTCCAAATACCACATCATCAGAACATAGATAATCAGAGACTTACCTGAACCTGTAGGTGAAAGCAGAATAGCACGTTTAGAACGCAAGGCTTGACAGATAGCATCAAACTGATAGTCTCTTACCTCAAAAGGCAAATGAAGCATTTGAATAAACTCATAGACTTCTTTTGGGCTGACTTCTAATTGAGTGTCAGGTGTACCATACTGATTATCATATTCTAATTCAATTTCATAGTTTCTAGGACCAACAAAGTCAGACAGATATTCCCATAGACCTACAGGTAGTTCATTATTGCGAACATTAAACAAACGTGTTTTACCATCCCATCTACCATTCTTGTATGATGGCATGTATTTGTATCCCGGTGTTTCAAATGAGAAGAAATCATTCAACTCATTTGCTACATGAGGTTCACATTGAATTTGTAATGCGGAATAGTTTTTCTGTTTAACTACTAAGTCGGACATTATTCAGGCTTAGGTGGCATTTGAAAGAGTGCTTTGATATGTCTCTTATAAATTTTATTGCGAGCAAACACAACCCAACAAATGACATTATCATCAGGATAATTCTCTTCAATATATTCTCTGAAACTAGTGCCTGTTGTATATACATCATCAACAATTAAAACAGGGTCATCAGGGTTGCCTGTAGCAGATTCATTTAGAATATCACCTAGACGTTTACCGCCACGAGGAATACCTACTGCTTTACGAAATGGGCGTTTCTCATATTCTAGAATAATCTTAGCAAGACAACGCCAGTCACTCACATAGAGTGCATCCATTTCAATCTTCCATCCCAGTTGTAACCCAGCATGAGAAGTAAATTCTTCATCTACAAATAATGCCATATCAGCCCCCTGCTTCAAAACGTCTCCAATCAATAATATTTTTGATAGTGGAGTGTCGCCATTTCAAGTTATTAATTATTTCGTCTAGTGTATATAGAATCGTTTGATAATAGGTAATTTTGACTTCAGACTTTTGAATGTCTGTATCTGAATCGTAATAATAGTCAAGGTCTCCCTTGAGAACTTTCAGCCCGTTAAACGGATCAAATTCCCAGCCAAACTCTCTAATGGTATCTTCATCCATCTTACCATTATAGTATGCCCATTTATTCTTGAGCAGTGTCTTCTGCGCAAGTTCTGCTTCTTGTAATCTAAGTTTTGTGAGAGAACGTATTTCTAGATACTTTGCATGCAGAGAAGGAGTTTTTCTAGAAGATTCATCTAACTTGAATTCTTCAATCTCACAATCTTCTTTCCACATCTCTAAGATGCTTTCTAAATCAAGTTTCATTATATAATCCTGTGTGTGTCAGTTATAAACTACTTATTATAGCACACTATTCTTTGAATTCAAAGCCAGTAAATACAAAAGATGCATTAAATGTTAGATATTCTACGCTAGATGCAATAGAGGTAAGTTGCAGTCCACTCAAGGAAGTTGGATTACAACCCTTATATAAAATACGTTTATTTTGATTATTATGACTAGAGAGAATAGAAACAGAAATATCTGCTTGTGTAGGAACATCAGATGTATTTCTACTAGACCTAGCACCTTGCTCTACAAAGTCTTTGTTTACCATATCTTCTAGCCAATTGTAAAGTTCAAGATATGATTTAATATCTTCATCCAAGATAAATTGAATATTGAGTTCTGAATATTCTAAAGCATCACCGGGTAAACTAACATTACCAATACGAGAGTATGCTACAGTTGGTGCAGTCATAGAAACATCTGGATGGTCAACAGACTGTGCAAAAAACTCCAAGTTAGGATAGTTTTCTCGGTCAATGATAACTTTAAACCCAGTAGGTTGTAAGTAATTTTTATTGCCAGTTAATGTTTCTACCATTTATATTCTCCAACAAAAAAAAGGGGGAGCGGTTGCTCCCCCAGTATTTATATTGACATTTATTATTATTGTTATGCCAGAATATTATCAACCCTAAAGATTCTGTAGTACTGGTTGGTCTTAACAGCAGCCAAACCATCACGACCAGCAGCATTACCAACATCAACAAATGGGTTAGATACCATGCCGTAACGGGTCTTGAAACCAATCTTTGGCTGGAAGGAGTTCTCACCCACCGCACGAACCATTGTCAATGGAACGTATGGACAGTAGAATACACCAGCGTCATATGCGTTAGAACCCTTGTAACCAACAGTTACATAATCGGATACTGCATATGGGTCAATGTATACTCTGTGCTTGCCGTTCAGAACACCAGCAAAAGTGTTGCCTGTGTCATCAACGTTCAAGCTAGTGGACATTGCAGGAGTATAGTCCAGCATGCCAGCAGCAGCCATAGCAGATGCTACGTCAGACGAACAGATGATGAAGTTACCACGGCCACGTCTTGTGTCCTTAGCAATCTGGTTTGCTTCACGCTCAAGCTGGAAGATCAGTCCCTTGAACTTCTCTACCGACCAACGACCATCAGCATCTACGTTAAGGTCAAAAATACCTTTTGTAGAAGTAGAACCAGTTACAGTAGTAGCACCAGTCTTTGCTTGGGAGTTAATGGTACGAATCACTTCACGGTTAATTTCCGCAAGGATTTCAGCAGACAGAATGTTAGCAAGTTCTGTCTCAGCGTCAAGACCGTGGATTGCCTTCAGGTCTTGTGCCAGTTCCATTGTGTACTCAGCCTTGAGCGCACGGGACTTAGCAGTTACTGTTGCCTTGTCAATGGTGAAACCCATCTCAGCAAATTCGGAGTTAGTTCCGTTGCCAAGTGCTTCAGCATCAGTAGTAGACATACCACCACCAGCAAGTGCAGTACGACGGTCATCATTTGCGTTAGAGTCGGAACCTACAGCAGAAGAGTCCAGACCAGCAGGGTCATTAGCAGTAGACTGATCGAATGCAGAGTCACCAGAGAAACCAGTGAGTGCTTCGTCAAACAGTGCTTCATCACCAGAGGTAGCACCAGCACGGGTAGTTCTGTAGTTGGACTTCATCGCAAAGATGAGACCAGTAGGACCAGTCATTGGCTGTACACCACATACATCGTATGCAATCAGGTTAGGCATAGCACGACGAACCAGAGAAATCAGTACTGGATCGAAGTTAGCAACGTTACCAGTTTCGGTGCCATACTCGTTAATCATGCCAAAAGAAGCCTGAGATGCTTCTTCACGCATTGCGATTTCTTGGTTTTCAAGGATTGCCGCAGTTACTTGCTTGCGGTAATGATCGGAAATTGGACCAGCAGTTTCTTCATTAAGAACTGGAGCCC